GAACTTAACGAAACTTCATTAGAACAGTCGTTGATTGACATCGCGGCGTTTACTGATGAAAGAGGCCTAAAAATTGCGGCGCAAGGAGTAAAATTAATTATTCCTTCAGCTCTTCAATTTACTGCTGAAAGACTGATGAAGTCTGCAGGTAGAACAGGTACAGCTGACAATGACATTAACGCATTGGCAAACATGGGAATGATTCCACAAGGTTATGCAATTAATCACTACTTAACCTCAACGAAGAAATTCTACATTAAAACAGATGTTCCTAACGGTCTTAAGCATTTCGTAAGATCACCTATCAAAACAACTATGGAAGGTGACTTCGATACAGGAAACGTAAGATACAAAGCTAGAGAGAGATACGTATTTGGATTCTCTGACCCTAGAGGTATGTTCGCTTCTGACGCAACATAATCGTTAAAACAATATTTAAAGGGCGACTTAGGTCGCCCTTTATGATAAAAGGGTGTGATCATGAAAAATTTTCGAGTACAAATCAGAGCGTATGGCTATCGAGCTGACTTCAAGATGATGTCAGAAGACAGCGCTATTGCTTTCGAAAATGCCCTAGTTGACAAGCTGGGTAAAAATGATATAAAGTGGGAAAAAGATGGATTTAGTGACCATCGTAAACTATGGATAACCTATGAGGAGGTTATAGATGCAACTACAAGTCAGGGACTTATACAAACAGAAGAGAAGTCTCGAGACAGAATGGGCGGTGCATCAGCGTGACCATCAGAGATATACTCTGGACATGGTCAGGATTGACAACAAAATAAGAGAAGTTGTTAATCAGATTAAGTTAGAGGAAGCTAAGATAGCCAATCTAGCTAATAAGATAGAAGATGCTGCCCCCGAAGTTTCAGTAGCTACTTAGAAAAAAGCTACATCGCGAAAAACGCAACTTCATTACAGGCTCTCTTGCACTCTACTCAAATATAATATATATTCAGCACACTATACATTTAATTAGAACATAGACGCGTATAGTCGACGGCCTAGAGACTATGTTCGGAAAACTAGGAGGATATAAATATGGCATCAACTACATTTTCGGGACCGATTAAAGCGGGAACGATTTCAAACACAACAGGTACAACACTTGGTGATGACGTAAAAAACGTTGGTCAGGTAGTAATGACTCAATCATCAGATGTTGCCTTAACTCACGCAACAACTACAGCAACTGCTTTAGGAATTGTTATTCCTGCAAACAGTCAAATCATTAGTGTTGATTTAGTTATAGAAGCTTTATTCACAGCTTCTTCTACAACTACAATTTCTATTGGAACTGCGTCAGGAACTCCAGCTAACCTTTGCCCAGCAACAAACGTTACAGCAACAGCTTTAAACGTTTCCATGGGACAAGCGGCAGTAGGTGTTTTTGATAATACTGGTTCAAGTGATGTTGAACTTTTTGGTATTACTGTTGCTAACTCTGCAAATGCAGGTAAAGCAAGAGTGGTTGTTACATACGCACAAAATAATAATTTAACTGCGTTATAATAATTAATTTAGTGTGGGCTTCGGCCCACACATAATTTTAGGAGAAAATTAATGAGTACATATCCAGTAGATATTAAATCAACAACAGCTTCAACCGTAGCAGTTCACAATGCAGTTGGCACAGGAGCACCAGGTAGAGCTTTAGGTCTTTATGTATCTAAAGAAGGTGGTCAAGCCGCAACTACAGTTAAGATAAAAGATAACACAACTGTGTTAGCTGAATTTTTAATTCCAGCTACTAATACAACTAACGGTCCAGGTTCAACTACATATATGCAGTTTCCAGGAACAGGTTTTAGAGCACAAACATCTTTGAAGTTTGAGATTGTAACAACAGCTACTTCTGTAACGTTACTACACGGCTAGGAGTTTAAATGGCTACTATAACTTACAAAGTAACCGTAGCAACGGGGACAAACAAATATGGAACCGGTAATAAATACTATATTAACGGAGAGGCTAATGTTGTCTTATACTTACAAGAAGGCAACACTTACATATTTGATCAGTCTGATTCAACAAACGAAACACACCGTATTGCTCTTTCTACAACAGATAATGGAACTTGGGGCGGAGGCGCTGAATACACTACCGGTGTAACTGTAACAGGAACTCCAGGAACTGATGGTAAAACAACCATCAATGTTGCACCTGTTAAACAAACTGGAGCTCCATATTTATTTTATTATTGTATTAATCACAGTGGCATGGGTAATAATGCTCTGACTATTTCACCAACTTCTGAAGAAACAGAATTTAATCCACAAATAGATGACATCATTGAAGAGGCTTTTGAGAGAACAGGAGTAAGGGGCACTAGAACTGGATATCAATTAAAATCAGCTAGAAGATCTTTAAATATCATGTTTCAAGAATGGGGCAATAGAGGGGTTCATCTTTGGAAAGTTAAACTTGCAAAGATTCCATTAGTAGAGGGTCAAGCAGAATATAATTTTGCATCTGATTCTACAAATTTTCCTGAAGATATTGATACAGTTTTAGAAGCTTATTTTAGAAATAATTCTGACACAGCTGCACCACAAGATATTGCGCTTACAAAAATAGATAGATCTGCATATTCACAAACACCAAATAAATTAGCCAAAGGTACACCCTCACAATATTATGTGGAGAGAAAATTAAACCCAAGTATATTCTTATATACAACACCAAGTGCAAGTGTATCAGACACTACAACACCAACTAAATTTCAATTTTGTTTTTATTATTTAGCTAGAATACAAGATGCTGGTTCTTACAATTTTACATCAGATGTAGTCAATAGATTTTATCCTTGCATGATGTCTGGTCTCGCATATTATTTAAGTCAAAAATATTCACCAGATAGAAGTCAAGAATTAGAACGTAGATATGAAAGTGAATTATTAAGAGCACTTGATGCAGATAATCAAGGCACTTCTACTTTCATTTCACCACAAACATTTTATGGAGATGGAGTATAATGCCTAAATACGCAGCAGGAAAATACGCAAAAGCCATATCAGATAGATCTGGATTGGAATTTCCATATAGAGAAATGGTTAGAGAATGGAATGGCTCGTTAGTTCACACATCAGAATTTGAAGCCAAGCAACCACAATTAGAACCAAAACCAGTTGGTTCTGATCCACAAGCTTTATTTAATCCAAGACCTAAACCAGCTTCTAAAACAAGTTTAATATTATTACCAAATAATCCTTTTGAATCTATAATTTATGCAGGAACAACTTACGTAAATGTTTTTTCACCTAATCATCAAAGAGCAGCAGGCTCTGTTGTAAGGTTTAGAGGACCACCTATTGTAACTTCTGCAGGACCAGCGGGTGCTGATGACGATGCACAAGTTGAGTTAAGAAACTTACAAGCGTTTGCAACTATTCCTACGTTTGATAATGTTAGTGATTTAAATAATGCAAGTGGATTTACAATCACTGGATTAGGACAAATAGATGCTGCAGGTGGTGTTCAAGGTGGAACAACATCAGATCCTGTTTCTTTTCCAATAAATTATTTTTACATAACTAGCACTAGTAATGCTACACTAGGTAATGTAAAAGGTGGTGGAGACAATAATTCAGCTGGACCAGTAACATTAGAGGTAGTAAACGGATAATGGCATATACTTTAACAAATTTACAAACAGATATTAGAAACTACACAGAGGTAGATAGTAACGTTTTATCTGATTCTGTATTAGAAAGAATTATTAAAAATGCAGAATTAAAAATTCATAGAGCGATAGATACAGATCAAAGTGTATTTTATGCTACGTCAAATTTAATTATTGGTAATAGATATGTGACTATTCCAGCTGATTTAAGGTTTATTAGATATGTTCAACTTAAAGATACAGCTGGAAATCAATATTATTTAGAACAAAGAGACACTAGTTTTATGGCAGAATATTACTCCACACCTGGAACTTCAGCTGTAGATATACCTAAATATTACTCTAATTGGGATGAAGAGTTTTGGATGGTTGCTCCGACACCTGATAAAACTTATGAAATTACTTTAGCTTATGACAAAGAGCCACCAACAATTACCACAGATACGAGTGGCACATATTTGTCAAATAAATATTCAGATTTACTTTTATACGCATGCCTAGTAAATGCATATGGGTACTTGAAAGGCCCACCAGATATGTTACAATACTATAAAGCGTCGTATGATGAAGCTTTAGAATCGTATGCTATCGAGCAAATCGGTAACAGACGCAGAGACGAATATCAAGATGGTGAAGTTCGAGCTCAACTTAACGTTAAACCACCATCAAGTTATGGAAAATAAATAGGAGAAAAAAATGGCAAACATAGTACCATTCGCATTTAAAGGTGAACTCGCATCAGGAACGCATAATTTTAGTTCTGGTGGTGACTCTTTTAAAATAGCATTATACACAGCTAATCCTTACACAACATCAAGCACGGTATTTACTTCTACGAGTGAAGTTAGTTCTGCAGGAAGTAGTAACTATCCTTCAGGAGGTAAAGCATTAACAAGTCAAACAGTTACAGCAACAACTGCTACAACTGCAATTGATTTTGCAGACACGACTTTTTCTAGTGCAACGTTTACAGCAGCATTTGCAGCTATTTATAATACAAGTGCTTCTAATAAATTGTGTGTA